CTTCTCGTTTTCCTCGTGCTTCATGGTGTAGCTGTTCCAGTAGCTGCGGAAATAGCCCTCGGATTTGCCATCACCCAGGCGCGCATAGATCATTCGCAGGAGCGCCTTTTCGGGGGTCTTGCCGAGCGCGTCGGTTACGGCCTGAAGCGTAAATTCGGCATCGTCACCGCTATCCCCATCTTCCTCGGCAGGAGGCTCAACACCAGTAGCCTGCGAAATTTCCTCTTCGGTGAGCCAGCCGGTATCATCCCAGTATTCGGCGTAGGCCCACAACGCCACGATGTCCGCAAGACGCTTTTTGATGGCGGCTGCGGAAACGGTAGCCACGAAGTCGGCGCGAAGCTCATAGGCGCGGGCGGTTGCTTCGGACAGTGCCTTTACTGCGGCGTCCTTTCGCTCCTGTTTCAGCTGTTCCTCGCGCTCTTTCGCTTCTTCCTCCGGGGTAAGGGCGGTAGGCTCATCCTTGACCATCAGCACAATATAGCCCCATGTTTCGACGAAGAAGAAATACTCAATGGTATCGGCATCCTCCGGGCGATCCACCTTGACTTCTCCGTTGGTATAGAAGCTATTGACTCTCTTATAGCCGGTCTTGTCGGTAATCTGCGTCGCAAAGGTACTCAGCTGCTCGACCCATAGGGCTTTACGCGCCTCTGCAGCTTCATCATTGATGGCCTGTTTCAGCTTGTACTTGAAGTTCTCAGTGCCGATGTAATCAAGCATCTCATTTTTGCGTTCCTGGCTTTTCAGCTTGTCCAGCTCCATGTACTCGAAAAGGCTGACGCCGCGCTCCTCGGACTTCTTGAATTTGTCCTTATCCAGCTCCAGGAGCTTCACACGGCGCCGGACGGTGGTGGCGGAAAAGCCGGACTTTTCCGCGATGTCCTCGACGGTATCGCCCATGTCAAGCATCATCTGGAAGCCCTGCGCCTGCTCGTAGACCGTCAGATCGGACCGCTGCATATTCTCCGTGAGCATCGTACTCAGCTGCTCCCGCTCCGACATCTCGACCACGACGCAGGGAAGCTCCTCCAGACCGGCCAGCTTTGCGGCCGCAAGACGGCGGTGGCCGATGATGACGCGGTAGCTTTCTCCGTCCCACTTCTTTGTGATTTCCCCGATCAGCGGAACAACGGTGAGGTTTTGGAGTACGCCGTTGACCTTGATGCTCTCAGCCAGTTCGGTCACATCGCCCAGGTCCTTACGGGGGTTATCGGGATGCTTCCACAGTTTACTGACCGGAATGTACTTGATTTCTGCCATAAAACGCTCCTTTCTTACGCCGAGCTTTGCCCCTCGGCTGGGACAGTTTATTATTTTCGGCTCATGCCGTTCACGCGGCACCAGTGCCGCTGGGCTTGCTTCTTCCTCGCGGTGCGGCAGGCCGCGCAGAAGCGGTTTTCCTTGCGCTCGTAGAAGGTGCCGCCGCACCGTGCGCAATACTGAGGCTGAATACGCCGGAACGCTGTGCAGCTGTCGCAATCCGTACACCCTGCGGAGCATCCGCCAATGTCGTCCCAATTCATGCACATAAACCTCTGCCAGTAAGGATCGTAGCCGAGATCGTTCATGCGCTTACGAAGGACCGTTGCCAGCGCGGATAGGTCGCGCCTGACCTGATGGCGGGTGCGGGAGATATAGAATCCATGACGGACGTCCATTTCCGGCGCACCGTGCCCCCACGCGCCATCACCGAGCATTTCCCGCACCTTGTCGGCGTTCTCGGTCAGATAATCGTTGTAGACCTTGGATCGGACGCACTTTTCGGAACGGCCGACCGCCTTGCCTATGGCAGCGTAGCTGTCGCCGTGGCGGATGCCGTCTGCCAGTATTTCAAAATCCTCGCTGGTCCATGTGCCACGCTTGCCAGTCAGTTCCATCGCAACGGGGCGATCCTTGATGCCGAGGTCACGGCAGCGGCGCGCGATCGCACCGTGAGAACGATGCATCATCTCGGAAATTTCCGCCCATGAGTACCTTTGCTTGCTGAGCAGCATCTTCAGCCGAGAGTCCTCGTCCTCGCCCCATGGGTCTTTCCTCTGAATGGCGTATGCCTCGAAGTCTTTCTTGCGCTGCTCGACTACCCACTCAGGCTCCTCACCAAGCGCCAACGGCTCCATCTTGGAAAAGTCGATGAAGCTGCGGTATCGCTCGGCCCATTCCCAGAATTCATCAATGTAGACCACCCGAAAGCTGCAGCGGTCAACCTTCTTCGTATGGACGGGTAGGCCCCTGTTTTCCACCCAGCTTTTCATCTTGTAGCCGTAGGAGCTGCTTCCTCCCGTCACTGCCAGCAGGAGTTGATTTAGAGTGACATACTCACCGGCCATCAGCACCGCGCCCAGGCCAAGACGCTGCGCTCTGACCTTGACGGCATTTGTTGTACGGTTGAGCTTCTTTGCGATGGCCGGGACAGAAATCTGCCCCCACTTTTCCATCAAATAATCTTCTTCCTCGGGTTTCCATGTCCGACTCCCGAGCGGCGGCTGCTGCCGCATTCCGTTTCCTCCCATCAAAATAGAGTGAGCTGGCCGGTTTTCGTTTCCGCCAGCGGTTGAGACTGTTCCGGCGGCGAGGCAGGCACCGGCGGATCTGCCGGTACCTGCTCGGCCGCGTTCTGAAACAGAAGATCCATTTGCGCCCCGATGCGGCGGTAATGCCAGACATCTCGGAAATACATCGGCGTGTACCAGACCTGTGGGCCGTCCTTTGGCAGCAGGCCGTGAGCATCATAACTGGTAGTCGGCCGCACGATGGAGTCATCAATGACAACATAGCCGGGGCAGCCGAGCAAGCTAAGTTGGATGTAACACATACACCCGGCAAGAAAGTCTATGTCCTGCGCCACGAACAACACCGAAGTCTGATAGTTGATGTGCTGTCTCCGGCACTCGTTGGCAAATGCGATCAGCAGCGCACCAGCGCCGCAGGCGGGATCGCTCACGGATATCCAACCCTGCTTTTCTATCCGCGCCGCCATATCGGGGCCATAGGTGATTGCGGACATCGCCCTGCAGATATCGTACGGAGTGAAGAATTGTCCTTTCCATTCGTTCCCAAGGCCGAGCGCCATAAAAAGCTCACCAAGGAAATCCTGCTCCTGGTCGCGTTCCAGTTCGGCTACAACCTCGAACAGCATATCCGCAAAGACTTCCAGCTCCTTAGTGGAATACTTCTCTGCGCGGCTGCGGTATATTCCCTCCCTGGCCTTGACCTGCGGGCCTCCCATCGTGTTGGCGATTGCAATGGCCGACATGATGATGAAGTCCTGCCAGATGTCCCAGCGGGAATACTTCCCGCTCAGCCCTTCTATGAAGCGGACGATATTCTTCTGACTTTCCCCTCTGACGTGCCGCAGGGCGTTTCCCATGACTTAGCCCTCCTTGTTCGCCGCTTTCAGCTCTGCGGCTTCGCGCAGCTGCGGGGCGACCGACTTGACGGCGGCTTGGTATCCGGCGTCATACCCACGCTTCCACACGCGGCTGAGGTAGGCCGCAAGCGTTGCCTTGTCCATGTGCTTGATTGTCTTGTAATCCTCGCGGCGCATCTGACCGGCAAGCTGCAGGTCGTGCGCGGTATGCTTATTGGCATTTACGGGCGGCATCAATCTTCACCGCCTTCCGTGTCGTCAGGCTCGTCGGTAGGGAGGACCTCGCGGCCATCGGAGCCGTTATACGGACCGACGACACCAAGCTCCTCCAGTGCGTCAATCAGACGCGCAGCCTTTGCGTAGCCAACGCTCATACGGCGTTGCAACAGCCCCACAGTCGCTTTATTCTCTGCTCGAACAATGGTAATGGCCTGCTGAATGTCGGGGTCGTCCAGGTCAACCTCGGGGCCATCCTCGCCCTGCATATCCTCCTCGTCCTCCGGCTCCTCGTCGGTATCGCCAGCCTCGTCCTCGTCAATGACCGGCATGAGGCCGCTGCGCAATGCGTTCTTTTCCAGCACATCGCGGAAGAAATACTGCTGCCAGTAGGTAATCATCTTTACCAGAATGGACTCGATCTTGGTGCGGAGCGTCTTGCTGATGGTAAAGGTGCCGCCCGTTACCTTCGTGTCCAGACCGCCGTCCTCGAAGATCCAGGACATGGAGGCGTCGGGGCTGCGGTAGCCGACCTCCTCGACATTCTCCAGCATGGAAATCTGCGCGTCCATGCCCTGTACGGGCTTGATGGTAAAGATGATGGGGTATCTGTCTTTTTCAAAGCGATAGACGAGATCGTGCTCATCGCACAGGCCCTGCATCTTCTTTTTTTGGGCTTCATACATGGAAATTTCGCTCATGGTGGTAACTCCTTTCAATTCAGTTGAGCAGGAGCAGCGTGCCATTCCACGCCGTCTGCACTTGATATTTCCCCAAGTCGGCCTCCGTCACATACTTGCGGCCGAAGTGGTCTTTCATGGTCTTCCAGATGTCCCAGGGGACGCAATAGACCATGCCGGAGCTGAAACCGGCGATGACAAAGCAGCGAGCGCCGAGCGCCTGATGCCTGTCCATATAGTCCTGCTGGCTCTGGAGGACGCGGCTCTGCTCCATTCGGTCGGCGGCGGTGAATTTCGCCTCGAACATGACCGTCCTGCCGCCCTTGATGGTGCCTTTATAGTCCGGCTGTGCCTGCTTTTCGTAGTAGGCGATGAACTTGCCATTGCCGAGATTTTTCGTGGGGTGCATCGGCTCCGGCGTCTTTTCGATGATCGCAAAGCCTTTCTGTGCGTAGTAGGCAAAGGAATCGTCGATGCGGCTCTCAAACTGCTTACCGCGGGCTTTTGCGATCTTGCCGAGCAGCTGGCGCTTCGGGTCTTTCTTCACAGTCATGAGAGATACCCTCCCAGCCATAGCCCGCCGGCGAGCATTCCAAGCCCGATGCAACCTTGCCGGAGTATCTGGCTCATGGGGATAAGGTCACAATCGCTGGCACCGGCAGTTCCGAGGACCAGAAGGAATCCGAGCGCGGCGATGATGCCGCAGGCTTGCCGAAATCTCTTTCGCGTCATGCTCGTTACCTCCAGATGTATTCGCGGCAGAAGATGTGATCTCCGATCTGCCCCCATACGCGGTCGTTCTCTCCATTGCGGGAGAAGAAAACCACGTCGGCGTCAAGGATCGTATCTCCATACAGAGCGCCGTTGATGGCGTCATACTGCGCTTGCGTCGGCGTCGCGGTGCTGACCGCGTAGATGGTGGAGAACTGCGGAACATCGCCTCCCTCTCCTTGGTGCAGCACATCGTGTACTGTGCCCGGGAAAGCGGAGTGCAGCACGCGGTTGAAAACGACTTCGACAACGGCCTGCTGCCCCTCGGCGCTCTGATTGCCGGCTTCGAGGAATACGACCGCAGCCAGTTCTGCCAGCTCCTCGTCAGTCATTTCGATGTTGATATACCGAGCTGCGCGGGCGGGGCGATCTTCGGCCCTGGTAACTTGCTCAGCCTCGGTCATCTCTGCTTCTAAAAGCCGGACAGGTGCTGTCGTTGCTGGGTTTTCTAACTTGCCGGTCATTTGTGCCGACGCCGCGGTTTCCTCGCTGACGCTGATGCGGAGAGCCACGATGCAGGCTAAAACTGCGAGCAGGCAGATAAGCGGCGCCGGCGAAGCCCTCCTTTTTCTTCTTCGTTTCATGTTTTCCCTCCTATCTGCTTCATGCCCGGTCCGACCGCTTTGCGCGGCCCACTGTTGAGCGCGCTTGTCTGCCGGATGATCGTTTCATATGCGGACTTGAAACCGTCGTAGTTGTAATACTCGTATGTCTTTACGGTGCCGTCGCCAAAGGTGCGCTCTCCTGTTGCAATCAACCGAGAGGGGCCACCCATAGCCTCAATGACGCGCCTTATATCCGTTCCCTCCGGCAATCTTGCCACAGCCTCCTCTGGCGTTTTCCCAAGGTCCATATCGAGCTTGAGGTAATTCCACGCCTGGTCAATCCGCGCCCTCACTTCGGCCTGCACCTTTTCGGCTTTTTCCTTGAATTCTGCGATAGTCGGCGGGAATTTGCACTCGCGCACCAACTTTACAACAGCCTGCTGTCCCGTCCAGAAGTCGATCTCCGGCAAGCAGGTCACCCACAGATTGATGGTAGGGCCGAGCTTTGCGATGCCGCCCTTGAAAACCTCTGCATTCGGATAGGCAAGGAGCATTACAGCGAATATCTCGCTCATTTCCTTGTGCGTCATAGGCTTTCCTCGCTGGCGTACATCTGGTGGAGCTGCTGCAGGTCGTCCATAGCGCTCCCGCTGGCGCTCGGCCGGCTGCCGTTGCCGCCACGGATGCCCCAGCGTTCACGGCTGCACTTCCGAATGACAAGATTCCAGTCGCGCCACTTGTTCTTGTTGCCGTGCATTTGAGCGGACTCGTCTATGTAGTCGATGCAGCGCGTCAACTCTTCTTCGCCGAGGTCGTCGATCAGCCGGGCGTATTCCTCTTCGGTGAGCCGCACCCATCCATGCGCGCCGTGCTTATGGCGGGGGACCTCGGGGCGGTCATCTTCTGCAGCGTTATACTGCGCCGTTACGGTAGAGCGCTCGTTGTAGCGCGCTGCCAGGTACTCGCGGAAACGATCGTTCTTGACCTTGCGAATCTCGCCCAGCAGCGGCTTGTTGAGCTTTTCGGACGTCGACCAGTTGTATCGACACCAGTTGAGGATCAGCAGTTCCTTGGTCTGCGCGCTGTACCGAATGACATTGTGCGCGCTATCCAGGCGTTTCAGCAGGCGTTCCACGGAATCGTTGTTGTACCCTGTCTCGTTGGCAATTTGCTTGATGCTGACCTCGTAACAGCCGCAGAGATTGGTGTGCGGATTGGTCATGCAGTAGAGATAGATGTACCGATCCTCGGGCGTAAAGTCATCGACGACCTTGCTGTCCGTCCAAAAGTCCATGCTGATATTCCGATAGCTCGCCATAGTGTTCACCTCCTTCGGTGGGCTGTCGCCCGGTTTCCCGGGCGACCATATCAGAACGGAAGCTCGCCGTCGTCCTCACTGACTTCCGCAAAGTCACCGCCGTAATCCGACGCAGGATAGCCTCCGGAGGCCGCGCCATAGGAGGAGCCGCCCGGCGCACCGTAGCTCGGTCCCTGATGGGGGTAACCTCCCTGTGGAGCATAACCACCTTGCGGATAACCGCCGCCGTCACCGTCGCGTTTGGAATCCCCGAAGTAAACATTGTCGGCTACAATCTCGGCGGATCGGCGCTTGTTGCCGTTGTTGTCCTGCCAGTCGCGGATCTGCAGCCGCCCCTCGACGACCGCCATGCGTCCCTTGCTGAAATATTTGCAGACGAATTCAGCGGTAGTTCGCCAGGCAACGATGTCGATGAAATCCGTTTCCTTTTCCCCGGACTGGCTTTTGAAGTCGCGGTCGCAGGCGACGGAGAAGCTGGTCACAGAAAGGCCGGACTGTGTGCGGCGCAGTTCCGGGTCACGGGTCAGTCGGCCCATGACAACAATCTTATTCAGCATCGTTTCCCGCCTCCGGTGCTCCCTCGGCATTGAGGGCAGCCGCCGACACTTTCAGCCATGCCGCTTTTCTTGCCTTCTGAATGGCGGCGAGAACTCTGTCGACATTGTAGCTGTTCTCTCCCTTGATGGTCGCTTCCAGCACATTACGCTCCGTTTCGGCGCGGATCAGCTCCTCGTAGCGATCCTGCGGAACGAGGACAAAGCCGGGGTCAAGCATCAGATCGGCGACCAGCTCAGCGGGGGTCTTTTTGATATCTTCCATAACGGTCTCCTTTCGTTTCTTTCTCAATGATTTCGATGGCCTTGCGGCACTGGCCGACATCAAACATTCCGATGTGGGTCTTCTCCACGGGCAAGCCCATCTTCTGAGCAAGCCACGCATAGGCCGCGTTGCGATGGCCTCGAAAGCGGCCATACTTCCACAGAGGGTCAAATGCGGCGTGTGCAGCCTTTTTCCAGTTCCGCAGCTCCGCATTGGCAAGGCGGCCGAGGGGCTTATCCGTCCCCTTATGCACACCGACGTATGCCATGCAGTTCCGGCAGAGATAGATTTTGCCGTAGCTCTTGCCGTAGATGACCTTGCTGTCGACATACTCAGTCTCTCGACCGCAGTAGTCACAATAAACTTTGCGCAATGAATTCGTCCTCCTCTTCGCCAAAGAAGCCCTCGGAGGCATCTTTGGGTGGGTATCTTGTCTGAATTTCCGCTTCAAGCAGTTCGATATACTTTAAGGCGATCCTATCGAAAGGCTCATCATAAAGCGGCATATTCCTCTTGAGCATCGAGATGCAATTTCGGATATGGCGGTCATCCATCTTCCGAATGCTGATGGTCGTTCCGTTTGCAGAAATCCAAGTCTTTGCACCGAGAGCCCCATACAGGCGGCACATATCGTTTCGCCGTTCTTCTCCTTCTACCGCTTCGTTAATCAGCATTTCAATCATTAGGTCTTCGCCGTAGCTCACCGTCCCCACTCCTCCTTGTATCTGGCGATCTGCTCGGGGGTGTCGGTTTCGATGCCGACCTCCTGGCACTCGGAAATGATGCCGTCCAGAAAGACGCTCATTTCTTTCGTGGAATATTCGCTGGTGCCTTTGATCGCCCGGTAATGAATGAACTTCTTCCCCTCGACATAACCGACGCCGGTTTCGGCATAGTGGCGCGCTACCAGCGCGGGCGGTACGCCCTCCCGCAGGGAGAACAACACCTTGCACTCGTTTCCGGCCTCGTCGGTGTATGTCTCGCCGGTGCCGTAGCGCCGGAGCATTTCCTCGTAAACGGAGTCCTTGTCCGACTTCACAGCGACGGCCAGTTTCTCAATCAGCGACCATGCGTAGTTGTTCGCGTTGAGGCTTCGGGGGATGACGCGCCTTTTGATGGAGAATGTAATCTCCTGATCGCCGAGCGCGTCCCACAGTTTCTTGCAGCTCTCTCTGGTCGTGATGGTCAGCACGCTTTCTCCGGTGCGGGAGAACGACCAGTCTTTCAGCTTGCCGTTCATAGCGTCGCCCACTTCTCCTGGTATACCTGCATCAGATCGGTCGCGCGCAGCCAGTCGAGGAAATCGGAAATGACAGGGAAAATACTGGGCGCTTCCTCACGGCGGTACGTTTCCGGCCATACCGCACTCCCGTTGCTGGCAAGATAGGTGAACTGCCGCGCTTCAGGAATCAGCTCGAAGTAGGTGGGGTGCTGTGTGCTGGAAAAGAACTTTCCGGTGTCGTAGCTCTTGGTAAATTTGATGTCGATGATCTCCCCAGCTTTCAGACAGTCCAGACGGCCATACAGAAGCAGGCTCACGCCGCCGACCTCGATGGTCTTTTTGACCTTGTATTGGAGGACGCCTCCGGCGCAGCGCCGGGCGACCTTTTCTGCGGCGGCATACCACGGATCGTTAGGATCGGCGCGACCGTTGATGATGTCCGTCACCATATCCTCGAACTTGATGCCGTTCTGCATGGCCTCCGTGGTCGGCGTCGGCTCACGGCGCAGCGTCTGCATGAATTCGCCCATCGGATCGCGCTCTGTCGTCATGTCCTCGTAGGGGTTTTCCTTCATGGTGTAGAGCCAGGACGCCAACAGGGAATGGGTCATCAGGTAGCGTTCCATTTACTCCGCCTCCTTTGCCTCCTCGGGCGCGGGCGTGTATTTCTTCAAAACCTTGTCGAAGAACAGGCCGCGTTCCTTGATCTTTTTGTTCCAGAGAACGCCCAGCTCCTTGTTGGAAGTCAGCGCGTGTTTAATGGCCTGATATTTCGGCATGGCGGCGTTGGCGGTGTCGGCGTCGACAATGCTGGCGATGATGGCCGTACCCTCGACCATCGCGGCCTCATATGCCGCCTGATCGACTGC